CCGGCTGTTGTCATCTGGTAATCCTGGTACATATTTTGGTATGTCACCGGAAAACTGGGGTAATATCCAGGAACAGATGCGAATCTCATCAGGTCAGTAATTCTTGAGGTTGAAAAGCTTGAGCTAACATCGCAGATGGATTGATGACTGACCTAAATTGTGGTACCTCTGATGACATAATTTCATCTGCGTATCTTTTTAAAAAATCTTCTGTTGTCTGACGCTGTTTACCGCCGCCAAGCACAATTATCGTATCCCCGGCAAAAGTTGTTTGGGAGTCCTTTGAGGGTTGCGCTTCTGTAGGCTGCCCTCCTTTGGTGTGCAATAATTGAACTTCAAATGGGTTACCTTGAGCGTCTGTTGTCTGTATTGTTCCGTATCCCTTGCCTGGTGTGAATGTACCCGGCCCTTCCCAAGACAGTTTTGTTTTTTCAGGTATACCAAAGTCAACGCCCATATGTTGGGTTGAGGCACCAGCAGTGGGAGCAGTGCGTTTTCCAAAACCAGATGTAATTGGAAATGCAGCCGTATAAGAATCTCCAGTTTGTCTGTATAAAGGTGTCTTGTCCTTACCAACTTTTAGGCGGGTGAGAAGAGACCGAATCGTATTCGGATCTATATACTTTCCTTCTTTGTTAAGAACACGCACATCAAGATGTGGTCCAGTTGTCGGAAATACATCCTCCCCAGGAGGTGAAATATAGCCAGCATCTATAAGCCGAGTCATGTATTTAACTCATGAGCGGTTGTTGTTGGAATGCAGTTGCTAACAAGGCTGTTGGATCGATTTGCGACTTTATTTCTGGCATTTGACTATCGAGATTAGATCTATAACGAGCCAAAAAGTTCAGCGGGTCCTCTTTCTCATCTCGGTCACCAAGAACAATTATGGTGCGTCCAGAACCTGCTTGATCTGATTTTTGCTCTTGTGTTCCGAGCTGTGCTGCGGCTTGCTGAGCTTGAGGTAAAAACTCCTTATATTTTCCGCTTTTATACACGGACCAAGCACCTAGACCCTGACTATTCAATATCCCCTTGGCAGCGCGAACATTAGTAGCCGGATCAAAAAGCTGTTGTTCAGTTTTGAGGCCAAATTCTTTCATTCTTGCAGGACCTAAATTCCCATGCATATTTACTTGAAATAGTCCATACGATCTGTCCAAGCCAACAGGATTAAAAGCTTCTGTACGGCCACCAGATTCGGCTAGAGCGATGGCCGTCATCGTTGGAATTTTCTCCGGTGCTACTCCCTGATTTCTCAGTAAAGACGCAATTTGTTGTGCTTTTAATTGAGCCATGATTATGAATATAAATTATCGGAAATTATTTGAAAGCATCAACCTGGTGCCGACAGCAACATCAGCGGGACCCGGTAATGCTTGGATAAACTCAGCGCCTTCGCGATTGAATCGATATCGAGCCTGCTCGGGGTTACGATAATTAGGAACATAAAGGTGAAGTGCTAAACGATCTGTCTCGTACAAATAAATTGCGGACCAGGTTTTCAATGTCTCTCTAAAATCAGATGTCGCAATTGTCCGATCCACATCACCAGCGATGCTTTCTACACGGCTGCGTGGCACTGAATTGTTATTGACACTACCAGTCATGTCAGTGCGCTTTTCAGCCTCATCGCACCGACTGACTTGCTCCACAATTTTTGAATACCAGTAGGAGTCAGGAATATTATTGATAGCCTCTTCTAGACGAGCCTGATCTCCAGCCGGTACTGACGTTAGGTTATAGCCTAAATGCCAACGTACTTTTGACTTAAGAAAGGTATCTAATTGCATTACTTAAACAGAATGCGTTACTGGTATACCCTCTCAGATATATCCAATAACACACTAGCACGCGCAAATAATTACTCGACTCGCACTAAATTTTCCTTGAAAATTTCATCCCAATCAATACGCTTGATAGCCCTTAGCTGCTCTAATTTCTGAAATCTCTCGCCAGGTAAAGATAGTTGGAGATCTTTGATATCGCGAGCTGTTTTGAGGCCAACTCCAGGTAATGTGTCTGCAATTTGGCGGGCACTCGCCGTGTTGATGTTGATGCGAACATCAAGAGGAAATGTTTCTTTTTTGGTAGGAATTGCGGGGTTGACCCCTTCGGATTGAAGTTGTTCCGTGAGACGCTCCTCTGTCCTAAGTTTTTCAGTTGTTGCCTCCAAATGAGGCGTGAGGTCAGATTCCTCGATATACAAAACCTCATCTTGAGAATCAACACACATGACGATTCCATCGCCATGCTTGGAAACCATCTCGACTAAACCGCCAGTGACACGGTATTGATACAGCATTGGTGTAATTTAAGTCTCTGCTAAGCCTAACAAACTAAATCTTATCTCACAACCCAATAAAAAAGGGGCTCACTGAGCCCCCTCGTATAGATTCGAAAAATGAATCAGGTGTCGCTACCGCCAACTTGAGAGGCGAAGTCAACGAAGGTCTGGATATCGTTCCAGCTCGCAGCAGCAGCCGGACGCAGATAGTTGACGCGGCAGACCAGGAAGCCCGCTTTGCCAGCATCTTTGTCGTCAGAGCTGATGAACACACCATCACCGGTAATAGTGGTGTTAGTGATGGCGTCGACGTTATACACCTTGAAGGTGGTATCAGCCGTCACCTTGAAGAACATCGAGTTCGCTGCGTCTGCAGCAACGATGCCAGCGGTGGTGACAGTGGACCAGAAAGGCAGGTCGCCGGTGGTTGTATCGCTAGAACCCTGGGCAATAGCCGAAGAGGCAATTGTCAGACTGGCACTAGCAGCAGCCAAACCGTTGGCTTGAGTCGCGGGAACACCAAAGGGCACACCAGCGTTATCCGGGCCAAGGAGCAGGAGCTCAGTAGAGGTACCACCCAGAGCGCAAGTCACGGGCGATGCAGGATAACCGGCGAGGCCACCAGAGGGGATATCTTCAGCAAGCGCTAAAGAGGCACCGTAGACGTAAGCGGGGCGAGCTGCACTCGCTTGCACAACCAGGGAGGTACGGTTGTCGCGAACCCGATCATCAGTACGACGGTCGGGGGACGGGACGGTGATGCTGAAGCTCTTAAAGCTGGCTTTATCGGCAGCCAAGTTATCGATCTTGACAAAACCAATCAGCTCATAGGCTTCAACACCAGGCCATCCGTACACACCTTCATGGTTGTAGGAGGAGAGGCGATTAATCTGATTACCGGGCTGCAGAATAGCACCGGCTTCTTCTTTGTAAGTTGCCATTTTTAGTTACCTCCTACCTCAAATGATGGTGAAAGCAGCGGTCACGAAATCCTTATTCAGGTTCGCGAAACCGGCGTACAGCTGCCAAATCAAGATGATGAAGCGGCTGAAATCGTCGTTGTTATTGATCAGAACTTGAGCGTTCGGACCACCGATGCCCACGCCAACTGCTTGAGGACCAAAGAAAAGCGCTGGAGGAGTGTCGTGAGAAATAGCGCCACTACCATCGCCAGTGTTCACAGTGATGGTCTTGCTGGCGAAGTTAGTGGATTCGAAGAACCGCACACCTTCAAACACAAAGCCGGAAGGCATAACAGGTTCGCCAGCCACAAATTGAGCCTGGCCATACTGACCGCCGCCATAGATGGAGGCGTTGGGGGCCATAGCACCCATCAGGGGGTTGGGCATGCCGGTGCCAGGATAACGCGCAACTTCGCGGAAGCCTTGATCAGCACGCAGATCCTTCATAAACGAGGGATCGGCGATGCAACGATAATAGCCATCGGCGAAGACGGGCACGTTACGCTTACGCAGGCTCTTCACAACGTTCAGAAGGTCAGTCTTCACGTTGAACTTGAAGCGCTCGGAAGCGAATTCAGTGGCAGTGTAGGCGGTGAGAGTCGTGGAAGAGGTCTTGGACTTGTTGTTCGGATAGTAGAAACCACCTTGGGTATCAGAAGATTGACCCCGTGATTCAGCTTTGAACAGTTCGTCCAGGAACACACGATCACGCCAGCGGCGATAGTCATCGAGCAAAGTCAGCGAGCCGATGGACTGGTGGAACATATTTAAGTTCCCGGTGTCCAACAGCAAGCGCTGAGCCGTCATCAGAGTCTCGCGAGCAATCTTGAAGGTGCTCGGGAGAGTGGTGTTGTTCGGGTCGGCGGGACCGGTGTACTCACGGAGAGACACCAGCACCTTGTCCTTCACAATAGACCGGCTGTTGGCAGTACCAATGGTTTGATCCTGGGTACGCTCACGGCTGGTTTTCGTGCCGGGGTTACCGAAGAAGCGGTAACGATCCAGTTGGACGGTTTGACCAGGCTGTTTGGTGAAGTCGTGGACGACCACAGGCTCGCAAGCCATTTCCACGATATAAGCCGGATGGGGACGGTACAGCTCCGCGCCCAGCAGCTTGGGAAAGTCGTTATCAATAAACATGTTGGTTTCTCAGCGTAGAAGAAGCTGATACCTGAGATCGATTGATCTCAAACTCAACAGCCAAAGCTGTTAAACTCTGGAACTGTTGGTTCCATTGAAAAAATTATAGCAATACTTTATCAATCCGGATTATTAAGCCTCGGGATTAAGCATCACGGGATAATTATATCCACCTAGCATATTTCCAGGGGAATACATCATTGGCTGCATTGCTCCCATGGAATGGTAAGGGTTCACAAGCCCATCGGCGGGTTGCATGTCAACTTGAGCTGCTTGGATTTCGGGATCAATGCCGGCACTCCCAGCAGCTGCCGCCATGCCCATCAGATTCATGGCTGCTTGCGCCTCGCTCTGTTTTTTTCGATTTTCAGATTTTTTTACTGCTTTTTTAGCTTTGTTATGGTCCATCATCGGCTACCTTTTTTCTGGGGCATGGGAGGAAGAATCCCCATCGGTAATTGACCTCTGGGTGGCAGGAAACGATTCATCATGTATTGCTCATTCACCAGGGCTTGGTTTTGTGTCATCTCAGCAGCTTTCAGAAACTGAGGGGTCAGTAGACCATTTCTCGGTAAAGGAGAGCCTGGTAGGTTGAGTTTGAGATAGCTAGCATCTAAATCGCTGGGCATGCGGGGTTGGGGAGCATTGGGATTCCCAACCACAGGGGGAGCTGAAGCACGAATAGCTGCATACTCGTCGACATTGCCGGATTGAACCATTCTCGCGGTATCGCCAGCACCAAACGAGACCAGACCTGGAGCACCAATAGGTCCACCAGCGGTACCAACGGCAGCAAGAAATGCAGCAGCCCTATCCCCAACACTAGCTTTTTTTGATTCCATAATCCTTTTTAAATAAAAAGGGGCAGCATTTGCTACCCCTTATTTTACATTTACTCCACTAACAAATCATTCCATGACCAGGAGTTTCTGGCGGAACACCTCAGGGTTGGCCTGGGCAGCATTCAGGTAACGCCAGGCATTGGCCGGATCACGCTCAGCAAGATGGCCGAAGCTATTCCAGAAATCAACGGGATTACCCTGTTGCTGGGGTTGCGGGGGGATGGGCATCTCAGGACGCTGAGGAGCCATCGGCCTTTGATACTGCTGGCCAACTGCTTGCATTTGCGGATTACCATAACCCACTTCCTCGTCAGACACGGGATAAGGGCCGTTCTCACCGAAGAACTCGCAAGTGTAATCGGCAAGAACATCCGGATCAGTCAGAATGGTCTGATAAGCACGATGCTCGTTTGACAGCTCTTGCAGCAGATTGACAGCTTCGATCAGCTGATTATTGGTTTGGATTAAAGAATCCTCAAGCTGACAAGCGTAGTTGTTGAGGACAGCCGGGACGTCGGGACCAAAATGGTCAATTACCTCAAGACTTGCGTCGCTTACCCCGTTGGCTTTCAGTTGCTGGGGGCTGATTTCCTGAGAAGTTTGGGAATAAGCGTTGGAGTATGCCGGGTTGTTGTTGATTCCAGGCATAGAGGTCGGCATCCCCAGGTTGCTGTACTGGGGAACCTGCTGGGAACCGTAGTTGGCCGGGTCGATTTGAGGGCTCAGATTCGACTGTTGACCCTGGAAGGGGAATTGAACTGGCGAACTCAGGAGCCCGACCACCCGATTGAACGCCTCCTTGTACGGGTTCTCCGCCGGTTGGGGCGCCTGGTATGCTTGGGGGTACGATACCGTAGGGGCGGATGGGTAGGCGCTGACCCCCATCTGGGCCTGCATTTGCGGGGCTGGGGCCGCCATCTGCTGGTAAGGAGCCACCCATTGGGGTGTCGTTGAAACCGCTGGCGCTTGCGCCGCCGTCTGCGCCACCGGAGCCCCGTAGCTGATCGGCTGGGTCGGGGATAGTTGGGGTGCCGATTGGGTCGGCATTGCGGTATCGGCCTGCATAGGTTACCTCTTTTTGTAGGCTTTCGAGAGTTCGGTAAAGGAAGGGGGTGAGATCTAATCTCGGATCCGCAGCCATCGGTAAATTCGGTTGCTGCGGGTGTGGTGTCCTCATTTCGGCATTGATTAGATCAATGAACGAGGAATAGGCCCTCTGTACTTCCCCTACCATTCGGAATGGAAAACCCGAGAGCATGCCCGCGATTTCGTCATCCGTTTTTGAAGGGAATAAATACTTCAGTGCTTCAATGCTATCAACACCTAATTCTTGAAGGTTACGTGTAAAAATAGATTGATTGAGTTTATCTTGTGCAGTATCTTCATACACCGGCCCCATCCAGCGCCAATCTACTGTCCTATCCCCGTCAGGGGCTAGACCAAGAACACCCTCGGGGACTTTTTTTGTTTCAATAGCTTGTTCTATTGCTTTTTGTAGTTTTTTCTCATAATTGGCCTTTTGTTTTTCATATTTTTGCTGCGCCAGCTCATCAGCCGGATCTTCTGGTGGGACCGGATACTTAATACCTGATGCAAAAGCAAGAGATTTACGAAAAATTTGCTCTTCCTGAAAAATCATCAATTCCAGGCATTTACAAATACCGTATGTATACAGCATTAATGCTTTTTTCTTTGCAGTAGCACTGACACGTCCGTAAGCTGATTTGTACTCAGTAGCGGTCACATTTGTAATGCTGAGATCATCAATGCCACCTAGCGCAAGACGAATCTCGCTCCTCAGCTGCTCAGCATATCTAGCTTGATCAGTGCTGACCGCATTAGGTGTAATAAAGCCAACCCGATCTGTTGGTTCAAGGTTTGCGATTACTCGGGGCACGCGCATTCCACTACCTGGACGGCCGATGTATCCCGGAGGGTTCCTTGTGACGTTATCTGATTTGTACGTGGAGCTAGATAAGAAGAAGTCTGATTTGAATCCTGATTCGCTCGCAATACTCGGACGTTGTGCAGGATCAGTATCAGCAGATTCAACAATATCTTGTTTTGGACGCGACGATAAGAGAGTAGGATTACCAAAAAATGAAAGATTCGCCCGGATGTTTTTGACCATCTCATCATGGGCAATAATTTGATTTGACATCAAATCAAATTCGCCACTCCCATCAGTGCCAAAGGCATCTGGATTGTTGAAAACCTCAACGCATGGAATAAACTCCATGGTATTTACAAGAGTTTTCCTGTCGTAAGTGCCGTACTCCAGGGACGGCATATCAAAAGATATCTCTTGCTCGCTATGAAATTCTTCGATTTCTGTTGCGGTGATCCGGAGCCGCATATACCGTTTATCGGTATTCAGCCCAACCCCCTGGAAGCCACGACTTGATTTTACTTTGTAGGCGTAAATGATGATGACCTCTTCAAGATCACCCTCTGGTGAGTAAAAAGAACGATAAGAGTCTTTATCAAACCAATAAAGTCGATATGTTTTTTTTGTCGGGCGAATGTAAAACAGCCCTTTACCATAAGTTAGGAATCGATCCCAGATTGAGTCTAAGCGTGCATCAAGTTGATTGAATTTGACGACCTGCTCAATAAAATCATAACGCTGCGTCCCGAAATTATCTTGTCCGGGATAGAATTCAACGCCCTGACGGATGCCAAACATCCGCATCTGTGATAAATGAGCGTTGACCAACATGGTATCGGCGGGGCCGGTACCGTCGCGGTTGATAACTGCCTTGAGGATAGCATCAAGCGCCGATTTAGGACTATCGCTCATGAGTTAAAAGTCAGCATGATCATTCTTCAATATCGTAGCCAGCAGCAATACGTTTAAGGGTGATTGTGTCGTCTTCAACTTCGACATCAAACCTCTCGTTGGGCTGAAGAGCCATGTCATGACACAACTCGTCGGGTAGAGGTATCACTGCGGAGCCATAGGCATCCTGCTCGATCTCAATAGTGTAGTAGCTGGTGGACATTAAAAGAGATTCTCCTAGTTTAGGTCCAAAATACTTTATCCCTATTTACCTCTAAATTTAAAATTGGAGCTCAAGTTTACCTCTTGTCATCAAGCCGTTACACAGCCAAACAAGGGCGTCGACACAGTCATCATGCGAACTTACTCCAAAATTTATGATCTCATCTGTAAGTGGCCCAAATCGACGATACTTGTTGAAAATAATCTTACGCTGCTCGAATAAACCCATAATGCCCCGAAAACGAGTTAATTTATCGCCACGAAACCCTTTAACAGCATGCCAGTGCATGTTATAGAGCCCGTGGTCGCCCAAACAAATTCGTTTGAAATCAGCTTCTAGTGATGCTTGATAGGCAACAGCCTCAGACCAAATATCGATATTAGATCCAGTGGGGAAGTATCGGTCGTTATCTTTGTGAATTACACCCCACTCCTCCATCATCTCCATTAAAGACTCTAATTTCTCAAGATTCCCCATTATTCGAATGCGCTTGCAATCAATAATATGAATTTTTTGCCCAACACGACCTCCCATCACAAAGACGGTATAGTCATTTTGTTCGCGTATGCCGGCTGATAAATCAACACCAACTCCAAGAGAATCAAATTGAGTGCCAATAGTCCCCTTTACAATCAGATCTGGAGATAAAGAGAGTTCACTTGTATTTACAATTTGATTTTGATATTGGAAACTAAAGGCTATAGGAGCTTGTCGCCGACGATCTTGTAAGTATTCCAGCGACCATAACGCCGGCCAATATGAAACCTCTTCGCCCTCAGTATCTACAGTGATAGCTGATTGTACGATTTGAATCCAATCATTTGTAGGGGTAAAAGTCGTGTTGTGGATATCATCATGACGGAAACGAGTGCCAAGACAAATAGCTCGACCCCCCTCAAACATAGTAGGAACGATAACTGAATTCCAGTTATCCTCCATGGCGCTTCGGATGTCTCTATTTTTGATGTCATCTGCGGATTTGATGGCGTCATCAATAATACATAGATGTGATCGTTTTGAAGTCACAGCACCTTTTAGGCCCGCACAACAGACGGTGAATTCTTCTTCACCCGTCGATCGTATACCTGCAAACTTCCAGTCAATACTCCAGTATTCATTGGAGTTGATACCTTTTGCGATTTTTACCGTTGGAAATATTTCTGAGTACGTTTTGCTTTCTTCAATGATTCTTTTGATGGCTGCGCTCTTCGGTCTTGCTACATCTACAGTGTAAGAAATATACAGAATTTTCAACGGTTTTTTTGCCAGAGCATGTATACCAATAGCCCATGCTGTGTACAACCCCAAAACTGTTGATTTCGCAGATCCCCTGGGCGCCAAAATATCAACGTTAGGTCCTGCAATACCGACTAAACACTCGCTATCTACGCCAGTACAAAGATATTGGTGCCACTCAATGTGATGCGTGGCTGGCGGTTTATTACCCACAACCTCACAAAAATATCCAAAATCCTTCCTGGCGCGTTCTACGTCAACCGTTGATGTTTGCTTAACTACTCTTTTTTGCGCCGCCGCTCGGGCGGTGCGTCGATAAACACTATAGAGATTGGTGCCTGCCATGCTCGTAGCATAGCGTACTAATTTTTAAGATTCTTCTTGCAAGATCTTTGTCCATACGCCCATTGAGGCCTCTTGCAAAGGCCCTTCAATTGGATCGTCACGGAAAATAGATAGCATTTCCCTAAGGGCACGATCGGCGCCTGCCAAAATCAAACCCTGTTTGTCCAGTAGAACTTTCTCATCGCTCAGTTGTTTGATGGCCCCACGAAGCTCTTTTTGAAGCATAGCGATGCGTGCGGTTCCCATGTCTTGTTTCACCATGCCCATATCAATTGCATCTCGTAATTTCATAATATCTTGCTGCATGGCACCAATCTCTACCTCAAGCAGCCCATTAAAATCTTGTTTTTTATATTCTTTTTTTGACCACTCGTCACACTCCACGATGCTTCCTGTAAACCCGAGGAATCGGGAATACAAATACATCTGAATGGGGGAGC